TGTTGAGAATACTGTAAGATGGTTTCACGGATCTACTAAATTTATTTATAACATCGAGGAATCTACATTCCAACATGGCACTATGAACATTAGAGAAAACTTCACTAACCATGTTCTAGCATCTGGAACTGTAAGATATCAACATAAAGGAATAGCTGAATTATTTGAATCACTTCCTACTGTATTAGAAAATATTTTTACATTAGATTTTGCATCAACATACACAAACGAAGGAGTAACAGTTGATATATTTAAATTAGATGAAAATGTATTCGTATCTAGATATAACGAAAATACTAAATTATCTAAATTTTTCAAAACCACTGCAAACGAAGCAGTATCATACGTTAAAGCTGAAACAAATCAAGATGCAACTCAATTCGTAATTGAAATGCTAGAAGGTGAATTATCAGAAGAAGCTTCAAAAAACACTGAAATTTCTAAATTCAATGAAATGATATCTTTCTTAAAAGATCAAAGAGGTCTTTTAGCTGAGGCTGATAAAACTATTGAAGAAATTAAAGCAGCAGATTCTTTAATTAATTCCGAAATAAAGGTATGGGAAAGTAAGATAGTTGAACTTACTTCTAATTAATATTATACTAAACACATTTAAAAGGGAACTTCGGTTCCCTTTTTTAGGTTAATAAACTTTTTATCAATATGGTGTATAATATCTAATAAAAGACATACAAACAAACAATTAATAAATGGCTGGTAGAAGAAAATCAAAAAATTATCTAAATAACAGAGATCTATACGATCAAATGGTTTTATCAAAAGATCAAGATAAATTGACTAGAGACGCTGAGAAGATGTTGATCCTCCTAGCAGAAAAAGCAATTAATAGAATGAAGTACGTAAGCATAGATGATCGTAATGATTGTTTACAGTTTGCAATACTAGATCTTTTAAAATATTGGCGTAATTTTAATCCTAAATATCCAAATGCATTTGCATATTTTACAGAGATAGCAAAGAGAGGATATGCAAAAGGATGGAACAAAATACACCCACAGAAATATAAAGGAACACTATCTATAGATAAAGGATCTGGTAATTCAGAAAATCAAACCGGAATCTATAGCATATAATGTCTATAAAGAATGTCAAACCAACTAAGAACTCTGGATTCAGTCAAGGTTATTTTAAACCCAATAACCCTGAAAAATATGCAGGAACTCCTCCTATAATATACAGAAGTTCATGGGAAAGAAAGTTCATGATATGGTGTGATAATAATGATAAGATAATTGCATGGTCAAGTGAACCTGTTGAAATACCATATTGGTCTAGACAAGATTCTAAGAAAAGAAAATACTATCCTGATTTTTACTTTAAAGCAAAGCAAATTGATGGAACATATAAACAATATATAGTTGAAATAAAACCAAAGGCACAGATTGAAAAACCTAAACCTCCGGCTAAAAATTCAGCAAAGGCATTAAAATCATATAAATTCCTAGCGGAACAATATGTTTTAAACATGGATAAATACAATGCAGCTAAACAATTCTGTGAAGGATTGAATATGAATTTCATTGTGCTAACTGAAGATACGATTATCAATGGGTTATATTAAAGAAGAGATAAAGAAACTTATCAAAGGAAAGGGTAGATCATCGGCTGCTAAAGAGCAGATGGCATGGTTCGAATCAGGTCTAAGTAACAGAAAAGAAAAAAGTATTGTTTCTGTCAGATCGAGATTTATTTCCGGCAAAATATATGTATTTGAATATAGCCCAATAACAAAGGATTTAGAATGGTTTGATGAAAACCCAGTAGTCCTTGCGTTAGATCCTTATGATGGAGATGATATTGGAATAAATTTATCACTACTGCCACCTAATATTAGAGAAGATCTATTAGATGAAGTATATACTAGAAATCAGTCAGCTATAAAAAGCGCTGCTAAAATAACAAAGAACGCAGATAAACAAAGAGGCCTTCTTAGATTTTCGTATGAAGGTGCAAAGAGATATTTAGAACTGAAAGGTTTTGATTTTGCTATTAGGAGATATAAGCCAAATAGAAAATCTAAGCAAGCAGTTATTGCATATAAAGATTGGTGTAAAGTAGCTTTAGTAGATTTTAATTCTCTTAACGGAGTTACTAAAAATCAACTAGCTAGATTATTTGAAGATCACCGTAGAAAAAGAAATATATAAAGAGTAAGATAATACAATTGTAAACTAACCACATGGCAGGATTTATAGAAAGAAACGGTCCACTGAGTACCGGAAAAAGAACGTTCACCCTTAGTGATTCACTTAAGAGGTTGTCTTCTTTTGGGATGTACTACGACGACTTAGTATTAAGACAATCACAGGCAATTGGCCCAGTTGAAGACGAGTTCGGATATGGTCAAATGAACCAGATGGGTCTTGATGACGATAATATGTATGGTGCGTTTGCTGCTCTATCAATGGCAGACACTACCATGAGAAAAAACATTCCGTTTTTTGATCAGGGTTATGAAGGCAAAAGAGATGAGCTTAGAAAATTCTCAACACATGATGAAATAGAAGATATTTTAGATATCTTATGTGATGAATCTATAGTGTATGATAATAAAAACTTTATTGGAAATCCAGAACTTATTGGAATGGATGTTTCAGAAGAAGTCACTAAATATCTTCAAAAATCATATAGGAACATATACCAATACTTTGGATTTAACACAGATCAATCGGCATGGTACTTCTTTAGAAAATTTCTAATTGACGGATATCTGTCTTTTGAAATTATTTATTCACCAGATCAACAGGAGGTTATAGGTTTTAAAGAAATAGATCCTATTACATTAATGCCAGGTTATAATAAAGAAGATGGTAAAAAAGTATGGGTTCAATTTAAGGACGATCCTGTTAAAGAGAGAGTCCTGTATGATGCACAGATCATCTATCTTTCTTATTCTTCAATAACCACTGCATCGAGAGTAAGTTACCTGGAAAGACTCGTAAGAGCCTTTAACTTGATGAGAATTATGGAACATACCAGAGTTATTTGGGCTGTTACAAACTCATCATATAGAATGAAGTTTATTATTCCAGTTGGTGGTAAATCTAAGACAAGGGCAAAACAATCTCTTGCACAGTTAATGGGTAATTATAAAGAAGTTGTAGATTTCGATTGGGATTCAGCTACATTAGCGACTAATGGAAAACCAATGCTACAATTCAACAAAGAATATTGGTTACCTTCTAAAGAAGGAGAACAGCCTGAAATTGAAACATTAGGTGGAGAAGGTCCTGAATTATCAGACACAGAAGCACTTAAATATTTTACAGATAAATTAAAGCAAGTTTCTAAGATTCCATATAACAGATTTATGTATGAAGACGGTGGAGGAGACTTTAACTTAGCAGCAGATGGAATGATTAGAGATGAAATCAAATTCGCTAAATTCATTACAAGACTAAGATCTACTTTTCAAGAAATTCTTGTTAAACCATTATGGTTACAAATGTGTTTAAAGTTTCCTGAATTTAAAGATGATGCAGGTTTCAGAACTCAAATCGCTATTCAATTTAACGAAGAAAACATGTTTGCTGAATTAAAGCAGATGGAAATAATGGAAAAGAGATTAGACTTTATATCTACAATGCAAGATTCTCTAATGAAAACTGATCCAATTACAATGGAAGAAATGCCATACTTTGACATGGAATTCTTAGTAGACAGATACTTGAAATTAACACCAGATGATAAAGCAGCAAATGAAGCATATAAACAAAGACAAGCAAAATCTGATGCAGAGGAACCAGAAGTTGATCCTATGGACATGGGATTCTAAAATTGATATATAACTAGTATGAAAAATTTAAAAACATTCTCCGATTTCGCAGCTTCTCTTACAGAGGGAGCAACTGAAGCAGGATTAGATTCTAAAGTCATTATTGATGACGTATTACTAGACTCTGGTTCTGAAATTAAATCTACTGAAATAATAGGAGTTATTAAAACAAGTAAAACCGAAAAAGAATTTAAAGAATATTTCTATAAAGAATATGGAAATAATGCATTCACAGAAGAAGATATGCAAACTCTCGTTACTTTCTATTTAGAAGTGGAAACGGAAGAAACTGCCAAGGAAACTGAAGAAGAAGAAGAAGCTAAGAGTAAAGAATCTGAGGAAGATCCTTTATCAGCGGAACTCGACGATCTAGAAATGTAAAAAATGAGAAATCATTATTCTTAAAAAGATATATAAACAAACATAGTATTAAAATATATGAATACAAATACGAATCTATTAATCCTAGAAAGATCTTCTAGCGAATTAGAATTTAAAAACGAAGGTGGAGTATATGTCCTAGAAGGAATTTTTGGAGAAATAGACAAAAAGAATAGAAACAATAGAATCTATACTGAGTCTGAATATGTTCCCCAAATTGAAGCCCTTCAGGCAAAAATCGCTTCTACTAAATTATTAGGAGAATTAGATCACCCACAGACATTTGATGTATCTTTAAAGAACGTTTCTCACGTTATTGAAGAATTAACATACGATAAAGAAACAAAACAGGTTAAAGGTAAAATTAGACTATTAGATACCGAAGCAGGTAGACAGGCTAAAGCTTTAGTAGATGCTGGAGTTCCTCTTCAGATTTCATCTAGAGCAGCCGGTACCGTTGAATCTAATGGAACTGTAAAAATCAAACAATTATTTACTTATGATTTAGTTGCTGATCCTGGATTTGAAAATGCAGAACTTAAAAGAGTTAACGAATCTTATGGATTCGGAGATGCAGATAATATCCAAATATACGAAATGGGTATACAAACAGAATTATTAACAACCGAAAATAAAACAGAAACAGAAATGGCTGAATCAAAATTCATAAGTACTGAAGACTTTAACAAGTATTCTCAGTATTTAGCTACAGAAATCAAATCACTTAAAGAAGGAATCTCTTCTCTAGGTTCTGACGAGTCTACTAAATCGGAAATTGAAAGTATTAAAGAATATTCAAACTATCTTGCAAAGAAAGTAGAAGATTCAATTGAATA